ATAGATTTGTAAGTATTGCGGTTTCAATAAGTAAATACCTCTTTTTTCATCATTTTTACGAACCTCATATTCATAATTTGTCACCCCTGCCACTGGAGTTAAATTCATAGTAGGATTATTTGGATTGGGAATTGTAAATCCAGCATCTACTGATTTTCCCGCTGGTAAAATCACTCTTCCTACTGAATCTTTAACTTCTGTTGTTTCGTGAAAACGAATATCATTTAATTTTTGAATTGTATATTTATTTTGAACATAACGATATAAGTCTCTATTTGACAGGGGCCACTCATCTTTTATATTGACAATTCCAGCAGTTAATAAGACTACCCAATCATAATCTGCTGATCCATAGACATCTTCCGCAACATTATCAGGTCTAACTCCATCTGGAATTTGATATTTGTTAAAAGCAGTAAAAACATTTTGAAGGTCGTCACGAAGTTTAACTCTTCTGAAAAGATTTTTAACAGTTACATAATCAAGAGAGGAATTCTTATCTGATAATGGTGATTGATATTGAATTTCTGGAAGTTCTCTGAAGTATGACATATCAGTATCCTACTCCTTCTTCTAGTGGAACCTTATCATAATCAGTATCATAAATTGGATTAAGTTCCTTAAATGTTAAATTCAATGTCATATGAACTGGAGTCCCTTCATAATACGTTGCATAAGTTCCAGAACCAGTATAATTTACAGCCATATCAATCAAAGCCATTGGTTTGAAACTATTCAAGAACGGATGTTTTTTACCACCCTTTTTATAAGTAAGTTGAAAAACTCTAGGAGTTTTAAGAAATATTCCTGAAGCTTCAGCTTTAGGAACCATTGAAACTTTTAAAGTTCGAATAATTTGTTTTACAATTTGTGCTTCCTTGTCATCTCTAGGAGCAAAATCAAAATTAAATGGGAATGATCTAATTGTGGCACCATTAAACAATAATTCAAGGTTTTGATTAAGCACTCGACCTGTTGCTTTTGCAATTACAGATTGATAGGGGATATTTCTTCCTAATGTATTAACCAATTGATTTGTAATTGCTGCGACAGCCGCTTTTTGAACATTTTCATCTTTTATAGCATTTTTTGCACCTCCAAGAATATCAGTGGCAGTATCTTTATTAAGATTAACCCCTGCTGATGCTGCTGATAATCCTAAAACATCTAATGGATTAAAAGACTCTTCACCCCAATTTACAGAAGAACTATCTGTAATAGATTGTGGAATTGGTAATAATATTGTTGTAGTGGTTTTTGGGTCTTGAAACTTTTGTGTTGTAGAAGCTTCTGTAAATTTTCCTATTGATGATATTTGTGGATTTTTGGGATCAATTGTACCTAATGATAAACCAGGAGCTTGGTAGTCTGCAATTTTAAGCTCAAGGTAATCAGTATCTTTTTCAATTCTCATATTAGTAGGATACCGAAAAATGTTTGGTTTTTCGGTCTTTCCCGTTTCATTAGTTGCGTTGGGTGAAGTCCCTGCCGCGATTCCTTGAGTTTGAGTAGCGTTATTTTCCGCCATCTATCTACTTTTTAACTATTTAGACGGATTTTTTGAAAAGGTAGAGCTTGAAGGTCTTTTATTTCTGATGGGTAGACCTCATAAATTCCTCCTGATATTTCATCCCAAGTATATTGTCGTGTCTCACCCCAGTGAAAATTAATTCCTTTAAATCCCCACCGAAATACATCAGTCACTGCAACTAAAGGATTTTGGTCATATTCAATATTTGGAGTTTTTGGTTGATAAACAAAAACATAAAATTTACCAGAAGTAGGAACTTTAGGAGACTCTTGTAAGACTTCTAAAAGTTCAAGCATAATGTCATCTGGGTCTTCGTTCCCAACTAAACCATCAAGAACTGGACGGATACGATTGACATCTTTATCAGTATCTGTGACTTTCTTTTGTTGTCTTTCTTTAAGACTTTTTCTAGGCATTACTTTATACCGAGTTCATTTTCTGTTATGATTTTAAACTCATATCCTCTATCAGCACACCATTCTTTTGCAGCTGCCCACTTTGCTTGATTTCTTGCATATTCATAAGCTTCACGCATATATCCTTTAGTTTGTCGTTGTGGTTTGGGAGGAGGAGCAGTTTGCTTTTGAGGTTTAATTTCAATCAAATATTTTTTAATTTTACCATTTGACTCTTGAACCTTGATATAAAAATCTGGAAAGTATCTATGAACTTTATTATCAATTGGAGAACGATACGGTAACGCTATTTCTTCAGAACCCCATTCTAATATTCGTTCATTTGCATCACAATACTTCATAAATTTGCGTTCCCATAAAGAACGATAGATAATATTTGTGGGGTCTCCTTTATACTTGGATGGGAACGAGGGTTGATATTTTCCTTTATATGACATCTAAATAACTAATAATATAAGACTCGTATAAGGTATTTAGAGTGGTTTTACCAAAGTCAATTGCAAGTTTAAAACCAACATTTACAAACCTAGCACAAACTTCTCATTATCAAGTTATATTTGGCGGACTGTCATTGCCACTGAAACAGCATTTAAATACCAGAGGAGTTGGGCTTCAATTTATTGGAGAGACTGCAGGTTTGTTGTGTAGTTCTGCATCTCTACCAGGAAGTTCTCTTGGGACAGTTGATATTATTGGGAACTATATGGGAGTTGCCGAAAAAATGGCACATACTCGTTTATTCACTCAAATTGATTTAGAGTTTTATGTTGATTCATCTTATAAAACTTTAAAATTCTTAGAGCATTGGATTGAATTTATTGCTGGAGGTTCATCAGAATCCATGGCAGACGCTGGATATTATTTTAGAATGAGATATCCAAAAGAATATAAAACAAATCAAACCAAAATTATTAAATTTGATAGAGATTACAATCAAGAAATTGAATATACATTTTTTGGAATGTTCCCGATTGCGTTGAACTCTGTTCCTGTAAACTATGGAACTTCAGAATTATTAAAGGCAACGGCAACATTTAATTTTGATAGATATGTTGCTGGAAAGATTTCAAGTCTTTCAGTATTTACTGGAACTGATAATAATAAACAGTCTAATTTTCCTTCTCCTGGTTCAAATATACCACAACCTTCTGGTTCTTATAAAACAGTAAGTGCTGGAGCTGGTCAATTAGGAGGAGTTGCATATATTCCTTCAGAGTTAACTTACGCAGAGGCAATTGCACAAGGGAAAGTATACAGCAGTCCCCCTAAATAATCACAACTGATTTTTTTGGGTTATTATGCCTTTACCAAAAATTGCTACGCCAACATATGAGTTGGAACTTCCTTCTACTAAAAAAACAATCAAGTATAGACCTTTTTTAGTCAAGGAAGAAAAAATTCTTATTCTTGCAATGGAGAGTGAGGATAACAAGCAAATTACAAATGCAGTTAAAGATGTAATTTCAAATTGTATTCTCACAAGAGGAGTCAAGGTAGAAGAGTTTTCTACTTTTGATATTGAATATATCTTCTTAAATATTAGAGGAAAGTCTGTTGGAGAAGAAGTTGAAGTTCTTGTAACTTGTCCTGATGATAATGTAACTCAAGTTCCAACGGTCATCAATCTAGATGATATTAAAGTTCAGGTAGATGAAAAGCACAAAAGAGATATTAAACTTGATGATAATCTAGTTCTTCGAATGAAGTATCCTTCATTAAATGAATTCATTAAGAGTAATTTTAACATTGAGAATATCGTAACCGTTGATGAAACTTTTGATTTGATTTGTTCTTGTATTGAGCAAGTTTATACTGAAGAGGAATCTTGGGCAGCATCAGACTGCACAAAAAAAGAACTTTTGGAATTTATAGAGCAGTTAAGTTCCAAACAGTTCAAAGAGATTGAAAAATTCTTTGAAACAATGCCAAAACTCTCTCATACTTTGAAAGTAAAAAATCCAAAAACTGGTGTTGAAAGTGAAGTTGTTCTGGAAGGGTTATCGGCTTTTTTCGGGTAAGTATGGCGCACGAAGATCTTGCGTCATACTACAAAACTAATTTTGCTTTGATGCAGCATCATAAATACTCTTTGACAGAATTAGAAAATATGATGCCTTGGGAAAGAGAAGTTTATCTTTCTCTCCTCCAACAATATATTGAGGAAGAAAATTTAAAGGCAAGATTAAATGGCTGAACGAGTATCACCTATTGCGAATAGACTAACACCAATGAGGGGATCTGTTAGTCCTTATTCATTTTTAGGGCGCCCTGCTGCAGCAGATGATACACAAACAGTTAATGCCTTAAGAGCAAATCAATCAGCACTAGAAAATGTTAGTTCTCAACTGACTTTAATTAGTGCTCAAATTAATGGATTTACAAATTCTTTAAATCGTATCTCCACACAGATTGCAGAATCATCAGTAATTGAGAGATTAAAAGAAAATCAAGAAAATACTCAACAAAGAATTCTTGCCGAACAGAAATTAAGAGAAGGAAAAGAAAGCGCAGTAGAGAAAAAAGTTCAAAACTCTTTGATTCGTCCTGTTCAAAAAGTAGGAGCAAAAACACAATCTGTTTTAGGAAACTTGATGAATTTCTTTACAATATTATTGGGTGGATGGTTATTGAATTCTGGAATTCAGGCACTGAAAGCTAGGTCAGAAGGTAATAAAAAAAGACTTCAAGAAATAGGTAAAGACATAGCCACAAAACTTGGAATTGCTGGAGCAATATTTGGCACTATTAAACTTGGATTTGATAAAATTTTAGGAAGTTTAACAAGATCTGTAGGCAATGTATCAAGAGCAGTATTTTTAGGTTTGTTTAAAAGACCAGTACA